GCGTGAGTACGAGACTTATCAGGGGAAACCCGAACAGATTAAGAATCGTGCGTTGCGCAATAAAGCTCGTGCAACTTTAGCCAAAGATGGCAAGGTAACTAAGGGCGATGGCATGGATGTGTCCCACAAAAAGGCACTAGATAAAGGTGGTAGTAATAAAGATGGATTGAAAGTGCAAACCGACAACGCAAATCGCTCGTTTAAACGGGATACAAAAAAGAATTTAGTTTCAGAAGTAAGTAAGCGGGAACGCAAAAAAGCTTGACAAAGTTTTAAGTAGTACTAGAATTAAAACGTGGATCAAAACTTCGGTTTTGGTCTACACCCTATTGGAAAGAGTAGAGTGCAAATAATAGATAACAAGGCTCTCCTGCTAAGGATTAAAGAGCCGCAACGCATTACAACAGTAATTCCTAAATCGAAAATACTAGATTCGGGGGAAGTGCTTGTCAAGTGGGGGCTGGAAGAAGCCCAAGTATTAAAGAACTTACACATCAAGAATGTGCCATCTCCCATTGAGGCGCACTACGACTGGCCTGGGCTATACAAACCGTTCGACCATCAAAAAACAACTGCATCGTTCTTAACCTTACATCGTCGGGCTTTCTGTTTTAACGAACAAGGCACAGGTAAGACGTCGTCTGTGATTTGGGCTGCCGACTATTTGATGAACCTCGGTGTTATTAAGAGAGTCTTGGTGTTATGTCCGCTATCTATTATGCAGTCGGCTTGGGAAAATGACCTCTTTAAGTTTGCCATGCATCGCAGTTGCGCCATAGCCCACAGCTACTCGAAAGAAAAAAGAATTGAAGCTGCCAACAGTTCGGCTGAGTTTGTGATTTGTAACTATGACGGGCTAGAAATTATTAAGGACTGCGTAAAGAACTTTGACCTAATTGTGATTGACGAGGCAAATGCCTACAAAAACGTATCTACCAAACGTTGGAAGACACTTAACACTTCTCTACGCCCTACCATGTGGGTATGGATGCTGACAGGAACCCCCGCTTCTCAGTCGCCTACTGATGCGTACGGACTAGCCAAGATTATCAATCCGTCAGGGGTACCCAAGTTCTTTGGTGCTTTTAGGGACATGGTAATGCAACGCATTACAACATTTAAGTGGATACCCAAAATTAGTTCTGAGAATACTGTGCATGAGGTGCTACAACCAGCAATCCGTTTTACCAAGGAAGAGTGCCTTGACTTGCCTGACATGACCTACGTAACTCGTGAAGTACCGCTTACAACACAACAGCTAAAGTATTACGAGAGCTTACGTAAAAACATGTTGACCATAGCGGCAGGGGAAGAAATCTCGACAGTAAATGCGGCGGCTAATTTAAACAAGCTTCTTCAGTTATCTTGCGGTGCAGTATATTCGGATAGTGGGGAGATCGTAGCGTTTGATGCCAAATCTAGAATGACCGCGTTGCTTGAGGTTATTGAGGAAGCAAGCCACAAAGTTATTGTGTTCGCACCATTTAGACATGCCATCGACATCATCGCAGAAGAATTAAAAAATAACGGCATTACTTCGGAGACCATACACGGCGGGGTAACTGCGACTAAACGTACCGAGATATTTGCTAGGTTCCAAACAGAGGACACCCCGCAAGTCCTTGTAATACAACCGCAAGCGGCTGCTCATGGAGTTACATTACATGCGGCAAACGTTGTTGTCTGGTGGGGTCCAATTACATCCATAGAAACATATTTGCAGGCGAACGCACGTGTCCACCGGGCCGGGCAGCGTAACCCTTGCACCGTAGTTCACATTCAGGGTTCACCCGTAGAGAGAAGAATCTACAAGATGTTGTCAGAGAAGGTTGATATTCATGCACGACTAATCGACCTGTATAAAAATATTGTGCAAGGTACTTGACAAAGTACAGATTAGTATTAATATAGTAGTTATAAATATAAAGGAGTGCTTAATGAGTGAAGTAAATGCCGAGAGGCTGGCTAAGATTTACACAAAAATCCGTGCTAAACGTCTTGAGTTAGAAAAAGAAGTAAGCGAACTGCAAGAACAACAAGACCTAGTTGCTAGGGAAATACTAGAGTTGTGCAAAGAACAAGGTGTACAAACCATGCGTACGGAATACGGTACGATTTCAATGCGCACAACAAAAAGATATTGGACTAACGATTGGCAGTCCATGTACAACTTCATCAGAGAACATGATGCATTTGCGTTGCTACATCAACGTATCAACACTACAAACATGAATCAGTTCTTAGAAGAAAACCCCGATCTACATCCGCCGGGGCTAAATGCGGATGCAACACAAACTATTGCAATTGTCAAAAGATAGGAGTAGTTATGAAAAGAGTGCTAGTAGGATTTTTAACTCTTGCTTTTGCCACTGCGGTCTATGCTAACTGTCGCACACAAACCATCACAACTGCGGATGGTAGATTCGTTGTATGCACAGTATGTTGTGACCAATGGGGTAATTGCAACACAACTTGTTTTTAATTTTAGAGGAGCGACAAATGAGTAATGAATTATCTGTATTAGGTTCGGGTCTACCTAGTTATTTGAAAGAAACCCAGTTAGACGATACAACCAAAGCCCTAATGGGTGGCGGTGGTACAAGTGGTATGAAGCGTATTTCCATCAAAGGCGGTGTATGGCGCATGATGGTTAGCGGCAAAGAAGTAGCAAAGAACGAAGACCGTGCGATGAACGTAGTTATCGTAGCCGCTTCACCAAAAGTATCTCGTACGTTTTATGCTAAGACATATGTAGAAGGCGAAGTAACTGCACCTGACTGCTGGTCTTCTGATGGCGAAGTGCCTAGTCCAAAGTCGGAGAACCCACAATCCAAGCGTTGCGTGGACTGCCCACAAAATGCCAAGGGTTCAGGTCAAGGCGATAGCCGTGCTTGCCGTTATAGCCAACGTTTGGCAGTTGTATTAGCCAACGATGTTGGTGGTGAGATTCTTCAGTTAACCTTGCCAGCGTCATCTATCTTCGGTGCAGGCGAGCCAGGCAAATGGCCTTTGCAAACTTATGCCAAGATGATTGGTAGTAAGGGTGTGCCCATCACTGCGGTTGTAACTGAGATGCGTTTTGATACTGATAGCGCAACACCTAAGTTGGCTTTCAAACCAGTACGTGTATTGGATGCAGAAGAGCACGCTGTAGCAATTCAACAAGGACAGTCCGCTGCGGCTAAGTCGGCTATTACTATGACGGTTGCAGAGGTAGATAATGCTAAGCCACCTGCTAAGTTAGAAGCTAAAGCAGAAGCAAAGGTAGAGTCGGTAACTGTGGAAGTCGAGGCAGTTGAAGAACCTACTAAGCGTACGGCAAAGAAAGAAGAAGCCCCTGCTCCTAAGAAAGACATCTCAAAGCTGCTGACCGAATGGGATGACGCATAATGCCAAAGGGATATTCGCTTCTGATGGCGGATGAGATCAAATCTGCCGACTCCCAGCTATTGGGAGTTCAACTAGGTAGGGTTTGTATTAATAAGGATATACCCGTATCTGACGTAGCGAGTTTCTTTGGAGTAAGCCGAATGACTGTATATTCTTGGTTTCGAGGTAAATCTATAGTCTCCGGCAAACACGCTGAGAAGATGAAAAAACTAGTTGATAAATTAAAATAAGCTTATGAGGGGGGCTAGGTTAGCTACCGAAAAGGGTGTATGCCGTCACACCCCTGCCCATTCCTTTTTATAACAACGACGGCTCATATAGGACGGCTATGCTTTCGAGGACAGAGTTTCTTTCTTTAGTACTACCACCCCTACAAGAAGGGGAGAATTACTGCGTATGGGGCAACGATTCCCTAGGCAATATAAGACAGAAGTTTGTTAGCAGCATTGAAGAAATCAGTGCTAGAGCGGACAAGCTACTAGAGGATAACTACAACGCATTCTTTGCGCTGGCTAAATTCGGTTCTGCCGATCAAGGGCGGTATGCAACCAATGCGCTAGAACTAAAATCTTTCTTTATTGATTTGGATTGTGGAGAAGACAAACCATATGCAACGCTAGACGACGGGCTAGTGGCATTACGGCAGTTCTGCAAGACCACAGGTTTACCCAAACCTACAATCATTCAGTCTGGACGTGGGGCACACGTGTACTGGGTTCTAGACAAAGCCATTACTAGGCAGGAATGGAAGCCCTTTGCTGAGCGACTCAAGGCTTTATCAGTAGAGAACCAGTTCCATATTGACCCCGCTGTACCAGCCGATGCTGCTCGAATTTTACGGATTCCTGAAACGATGCATTTGAAGGACATACTGAATCCTTTACCAGTGCAGATTTTGTACGTAGCACCAGTCTTATTACTTAGTGCTATAGAAGGAATCTTAAAACCAACGGACGACATTCTTAAAGCTATTGAGAAGTCTGAGTTTAAGCGCCCTATGGATGCAGTAACGATGGCACTGATTGGTAGC